TCAAGTGTCCAGACGAGCATTGCATCATGTTCCAGTTCATCGAGGCAATTTGATAAACCGGTATTTCCTAAATCAGCAACGCAACTTGGTACGTTATAAGACATAATTTTAACATTTTAGTTTTTGTACTATCCTGAGTTGTAAACGTAGATTTTGAATTTCAATAGCATCGATCAGATCATTGAACACAACGGCTTTGTTCCCTTTCGTTTCACCACGGCCCCAGTAGAGCCGGTCAATCTTGTCGTGTGGCACACGGCCTGACCCGACATTAAGGAACCATCCTGAATCAATAATCTTTTCAATAAGTAGATCATACAGAGGGTAAAGGATTGTACGAAAAGAGTTATCATACCTCTGCGCACTATTGTACTCGCTCACTGTATGGTAAGCGATAACAATATTTAGCGATGTTTCAGATACGATCCTCTGATCCTCACCCATTTCCTCTGTAAAGTCCTGAAGCAAAGCAATCAATGGATATTTCTTTGACTTGTTCACCGGGTCACGGTCTTTCTGGTTCAATGTCTTGATCACATCCAACGGGTGTCCATGCATATAATACGGCGAATCAACCGGGATGCTATCCGGCTTATCCGTATCAGCACGTACAGCCGTTACGATGTCTTCAATTATATCTACCCAAAAAGGCGCGCTCATATCGAAAGGATATTAATCTTTTCCATTGGTGTGAAAATCCATTTGTCATAGTCTGATTCATACTTATGAAGGAAGTTGTAAGCCGATGGTTTTATCACCGGCTCGCCTACCTGACCATACAGATCAATGAAGTTGTTCCAGGCACTTACCATCTTATGACTAGGTGAAATGCCCAACGCATTTTCCTTTTCAGTAATGGATTCGCCTACTGAGGTTGTATCGGAAACGTGAAACTTCATCCACTGATAATAGATGTAATAAGCCAAAAAGCTCACCAGATCAGTATTCACCAGACCATTCCACTTAATCGTTTGTGTACCTCCGTACTCAACCTCATATTCGTGACCCGTAATCAGCCAGACCCATTTATCCGTTCCACCGTAACCAGGTGATCCAGCATCAATGGCAGCCTTCAATAATACATACGACTCATAGCCAAGCAACTTGATAAGTACCTCTTTCTCATACTGAGTGATGAAGTACGGCATATCGCTTGTCAGAGAATTATCAGGGAGGTTTATTTCCCGGATAAAGTATGTTGAATCAATCAGTGACATGATTACTTAGTTACCCTTGATGCAGCCTTTTTATCGGCTTTGTTTCTGGGAGGCGGCATAGCTTTTTTCAGCTCTGCATTCTCCTTTCTCAAGGCTTCATTCTCTTTTTTCATAGCTGCTACCTTGTTATCGACCTCCTTCTGGATGACTTTCTTGGCATCCTCAATGATCTCCTTATCCTTTTGGGACATGGTAACACCAATGATCTTTCCAACCTTGTCCATATCCTGAAGGGATCGGGCAAAAGCTTTGTCAAGTGATTTGACGGTGCCCTTTTCAATCAGCCCCCAATCTTTTGTAAATTCAAAATCTACGTGCATGATAGTATGATTTAATTATTTAACTTCATCAAAAAACCTACCCTTCAGCTTCGTCAACTGACTATCTGAAGATGAAGACCCGATGATCCTAACACGCATATAAGACCAAGGCACGCCGGTGGCAATATCTGAAAAGACAAAAGACGTGTCTTCCGAACTACCTGCCCAGCTTACCGTGGAGATATTAGTGTAAAAAGAATTATCAACGGACCCATCAAGGGTGGTTGTGTGTGCCGGTGTACCCGTCACAGAGTCAAGACTAACCTGGATACAGTATAGCTGTACGGATTGTTTCGTACTCACATCAATTACTTTATCCAGTGTATCAGTATCCTCCACTACATCAGCAGAGGTGAGGTAAACGGTGAAGTTGGTTCCATTTCTGTCCACAACTGCATCCTGTGCCATCAATCCAGTAAAAAGAAAAGCGGCAAAAACTACGAGTATTCCTAAGATCCTTTTCATTTTTTCCCTTTCTTATGCTGTTATGTCGGCTACACGTTGACTGATACTTGTTACCTTATAAAAGGCGGTTGCATCCGCTGTTCTCAGTAAGAGGTTACCGCGCTTGCGGCCTTTCAGGGTGATCAGGTCAGCTATGAAGTCACCTGAGCCGAAACCAAATTCCAACTCCAATCCTTCACAGTCATAATACCGTACATGCCTGGCATCACCGATAGCCATTGTGTTAGCTGTCACGGCTGCGCTCGGAACAATAACTGCACCGGACACCTGTTTTCCATCCCTGGAAACGAAAGGCGGCAAGATATAATTGTTGTTCGCATCCTTCTTCATCTGTGATTTAAGCAGATCCCTGGGATTCACAAAGATCACATTTGCATCATACTTACTCTCTTTTCCATTAGAGATATAAGTGAGGATAGTTTGCATCAGGTCATAGATAGATGCATCAGTAACCGAATCAACGGTTGCCCCTTGTGCGATTGCCTGTGTGAAATCTGTTCCATAGGCAGCATAGATACCGGCCCAGTTCGGAGCGGAGTTATCACCCGACCACATCTGCGTATCGGTTAAGATACGTATGTTGTTCTGGATAAACATCTGCACCTCTGCAGTCAGCCCGTCAATATCATTCATGGCCTCATGGGTCAGCGGGATTGAATCAAGGATCTTCTCCATTGTAATGCTCCTGCGGGTCCAGGCAATGGCCGACTCAGGCGCGTCAGCAGCCTCATTCCTGGTAGCTGCGCTCCTGGTTGTGGTTGTCCGGTCAGTATAGTACACCGTACCATGATGATCACCGGCAAGCGGGAAATGGGTGAAGTACTGCTCAAATACCAATCCACGATGAGCAGGTACACCAAAGCCCGGTATGGATGCCCCAATGTTATCACTCGTAATGGATGAGCTTGTGACATTGGTTTTCAAGTTAAGAATAAATTTTTCTTTCTTGCTGCTATGAGCTTCTTTGAGATCGTCATACTTCTCCTTGAACTGCTCCCTGATAGATTTTGGCTTTGCTTCCGCATCAGCTTTTTGTTGCTTCTTCATCTCGACCAAAACTTCTTCAATCTTGGTATCGATTTTCTCATTCACGCCCTCAATGTCTTCCGACTTTGCGAACGCTTCGAGGTCTGTTTTGAGTTGATCGGAGGTGATCAGCCCGGCCCTTAGTTCATCTGCTTTCGCACTGAACATCTCAGCCATAGACGTGCCAATCTTTACCTCTAACTCGGCAAATTGTTCTTTCGTCATTGTTGTCAAATTTTAATATGAGTAATCGCTTTGCTCAAATCAAAAGTGTCATCGTCCGGCGGCTCGTGTAGAGTGTCTTTTAATGACGGCTCTGGATTATAGAGTTCATAAATCATTTGCTTAATCTGCAAATATTGTATCGTTATGGTTTCCTTATCACCTTGCCCGGTCTTCATTGCATTGTGCAAAGCATCCAGTTTAGTGATCAGGTTATTGTATTGCACATTCTTATTTTCTGATTTCACACCCAGGAACGGTGTTAACCGATTTGCTCCGAAACCATCCAGGGATGAGATTTCATACAGCCGTATCTCTTTCACAACAAACATGAACCCGGCATCAATGGCATCTTCAGGGTTGATCAGGTCTTTAAGTACATTATCAAATTCCTCTGATTCTGATTCTAAAAACTGTAAATCAAGATACCTGAATCCTATCGAGTGTTGATCAATAAGCCCTTCAGCATATTTGGTTAGTTTATCCTCACCCTCTGCTGTTTCACTCATCCATGACAACGCATGTAAAACATGCATCCCACTGATTTTAGTTTCATCCAATACATCAAGACGGCCTATCCCTTTGGTTATGTCATGGTTAGATAGGTGTTTTATCTTACCCGGAAGGGCTGACTGTGGTCCACGATCCTGGATAGATTTTGCACAACATCCAGGAACCAAAACATCATAATCAGAATCGAAATAGTTATAAGTATTTGCCACGATGTCAACGGTCCTGCCGTCTGCCTGTGCTTTGTACCCGCTTCCGGTATCAGCCTTGACACCAAAAGGAATATCTTTCTTTTCCTGTATTGATAGCTGTTTCATATCAAGTATTTATTGAATTCTGTTTTCGCCTCTTCTGTTTCGATTATACCCACCCCTAGAGCTTTAGCTAATCCCGTAGCTGCCATATTCAGTGCCCGGCTGCCACGCTCCTTATCCGCTTGCAACGCTGCTATATGACTGAAATCAGATACGAAATTAATGTTATCCAATCCCATGAAGTTGCTTAGTCCCTGTAACCACTCATCAGCTTCAGGTATGATAGCATCATGATACAGTTGCCGGATAGCTTTTTCTTTGTTCTCGTATGTGGTATCAGGTAAAAGGATCTCAGGAGGGAAGCTAAACGCATTGGCAATGGTGCAAAAATCCGCTGTCACCTCTTCAAACAACTTCAGCTTACCCGTTTCGACAGCCATTGACTGCCATTTGAGCGATGCATTGGTAAGTATTAACTGCCACTTATCTTTAGTCAGTCCGTACTTTTTATGATCCTCCTGTAATTGTTTCTTATCCTCTGCAGTCAATGGTACTGTCCCCACTTGATCTTTTGACTCATTAGACAATATACCCAGTGCTGAGTTCTTTATCAGTACACCCCTGGCCTCATAAGCTGCTTTGATATTCCCACATGCATGGACCAATGGACGTAGTTTGGAATCACCTACCAGTAGCTTATCCTTATCGAAGCGTACCTGGTTATCATTGTAATGGATGATCTCATCAGGCTTGTACTTGATTATCTTGCCATTGAACTTAAACCGGTATTCCTTGATGATCTCTTCCTTTTTGGTCATGTTGAAAACAATCTGATTGCTCTCAATAGGTATTACCTCCGCCTCCATCGGTGGTAGGTTCCATAGGGTTTGCGTTTTCATCTTGTCGCCACCATATATGGGATGAGTGTATTCGTTCCCGAAGATTGACCGGAGAACATAATACTGCATTGCAAATTCTTTGAAGTTCTGTAACGGGTTAGGTTGTGCGAATATACCTAGCTGTGGGATATCTCTTTCTTCATCATTCTGATCAACGGCCTTGATCTTCATCCCTGCGAATACACGGGCTTTGTAATTGATTATTGCCTGTAGTTCGGGTACGCCTAAGTATAGATCAAGGAACTTCTTATCTATTGCTCCTGCTGAACCAGAGAGATAAACAGAAACCCAGTCAAGCGGGATGAACGTAGGTGTAAGGACTGTTTCTGAATATGTTTTCTTTCTAATCGGGTTGAATAAAGCCATTGCCGGAAAGATAATTTCCTGCAATTTATAACAATTCTAGTTAATTGTCAATTTTTATTTAGAACAAATAAGAAAAAGCCCCTCATTTCTGAAGGGCTAATTGCAAACTTCGCACCTTTTCAGGCTTCCTCTCGTACGGATTGGTTGCGAAGGCCGGACTCGAACCAGCGACCTGTTGGTTATGAGCCAACCGAGCTACCAAC